CTGATCCTAAAAAGTTACCCAAACTAAATGGATACCATATCCTAGTAAGACCTGTCTCAGTAAAAGCCAAGACAAAGAGTGGTATCATCCTCCCCGACTCTACCCGTGATGACATGGCTTACCTAACTACGGTAGGTCGAGTCATATCTTTAGGTGACACAGCCTATCAAGATAAAGAAAAGTTCCCCAATGGCCCATGGTGTAAGGTTGGAGATACCATCTCATACCATAAGCATGTAGGGACAAAGATGATCTATAAGGGTATTAAACTCCTATTGATCTATGATGATCAGGCAGTAATGACACTGGATGATGCATCAGACCTAGACCCAACATACAACCTATCAAATTAATCTAATTTGCATAGACCCCTAAAGGTATGTTATACAATAAACTATAGGTGAATATTAAGACCGATTGGTTCACCGCCAACGTAGGAGAATAAATATGGCTGAAGATCAGCTTGAGATTGAGATCGAAGAAGATAAAGATGAATGGTCGAAAGTAGACCCAAGGGAATCAAAAGAAGAAACTCCAAAAGTAGAGTTTGAAATCGAAAGTGACCCTAAAGAATCTTTAAAGACTAAAGAAGAGTCTGTTAAACCCCCAAAAGAACTTGACGGTATCGAAACAAAAGGTGCCCAAAAGCGAATCCGACAACTGATTAAACAACGTAAAGACCGGGATGACCAGCTAGTCAATCGTGAAACCCGTATCAGAGAGTTGGAAGACACTATTAAAAAACAGGCAACTGAATATACTAAGACACAAAAAGCTAATATGGATGCAACAGGAAAAGCTATTGCAGATCGTATTACACAGGCACAACATAGTTATAAGGCAGCATTAGAATCTGAAGACACAGATGCTATTGTTCAAGCCCAAACTAATCTATCTCAATCTCAAGCTGAGATGATGCTTAATAAGCAGAGTCAAGAAGCCTATAAAGATTTTGAGGACACTGAAGAACCTAAAGAAACTATCCAAGCACCACAGCCACAAGAAGCTAACTATGACCCCAAAGCTGTAGCATGGACTGAAGACAATACATGGTTCGGTGAAGACAAAGTCTTAACAGCCGCTGCATTACATATTGATGCACAATTAAAGGCTGAAGGTTTTGACCCATCAGATGATGAGTTCTATGATGAGGTCGATCAGCGACTACGGGAGAACTTCCCTAAGAAGTTTGACGTAGCTCAAGAAGAACAAGTTGAAGAATTAGTTGAAGAAACTCAGGAGCCTAAGCCTAGAGCTAAAGTTCCTCAGATGGTTGCAGGAGGATCGCGTACAACTGCACCAACACTGTCTGGCGGGAAGTCCAACAAAGTTAAGTTGACCCGTGAAGATGTAGCAATGGCCCAAAAGTGGGATATACCATTGGATCGTTTTGCAGCCAGTAAGTTAGAAGCTGAAGCAGCAGACGGTGAATATTCAACAATCAACATTAATCGCGGAGGTAAATAATATGTCACGGTTCCCAGAAGTTAATACACGTAGTTCCAATGAACGAGAGCAGAATACCAGACAGGAAGAATACACGTTTGAAGAACCAGACTTCCTAGAAATCCCCGAAGAAGTTCGGGACAGGTTTAGTTCTCAAGGTATGTCCCTCAGATGGATCAGGATGACCCTCAAAGGTCAGGATGATATCTCTAATCTTGGTAAGCGCCTCCATGAAGGTTGGTCGTTTGTACAGTCTGAAGAAGCCCCAGAAATGGAATATAACTCTTTCGTGAAGGAGTCAGGTCGCCACACAGGAACGGTATGCCGGGGAGATTTAGGTCTCGCAAAGATACCGACAGGAAAAGCTGTGGCACGGAAAGAATACTATGAGAATAAAAGTCGAGAAATGATTGACGCAGTTCACTCACAGCTTGACCAAGCAAATGATTCTCGTATGCCCATTTCCAACCGATCTCGTAGTCAAGTTACGAAAGGTCGAACCCCTTCTTTTAGTTAATTAGGAAACCCTAGTTACCCTTGACATTTTATCCAATTAATCCACTTAGGAGAATACAATATGAGTACTACTAAAGCACTCGACGGTCTTCGTCCATACCGTAAGCGAGGAGCAGGTGCCAATACTTCAGGTACTAACGTCTACTCTATCGCCTCTGGTTATGCTGCGAATATCTTTTCCGGCGACCTAGTTAAAACGACTGTTGGTAATATCAACGTCTATGCAGCCACCACTGAAAAAGTACTTGGAGTCTTTGCAGGCGTTAAGTATGATGTCAATGGCACACCTACATGGTCTAAGTACTGGCCCTCTGGAACGTCAGCAAGTAATATCGAAGCCTACATCTATGATGATGAGCGGCAGACGTATGCTATTAACGCTGATGCCCCAGTAACCGCTGGCGACTTAAACACGTTTGCAATGGCTGTTACACTTGGTGCCGGTTCTACAGTAACTGGTCGTTCAGGCTTCGGCATTGAACCATCAACTAGAGCTTCGACAGGTGCATTAGTGCCTATCGCAATCATCAAAGAACCCGGTAACTCTATCGGTGACGCATTCACAAAGGTTGAAGTTCGTTTACTCACCCATGCTGATGCATATGTCACTGTTGCCTTATCAGCTACTTAATAGGAAAGGAAATTAAAAAATGGCTATTAATCGTTCAGCGATAAGTAAGCAATTACTACCGGGACTTAATGAAGTCTTCGGTATGGAATATGGTGAAGTTGCAGATGAGCATAAAGTTCTATTTGAAACTGAGTCCTCAGATCGTGCCTTTGAAGAAGAAGTACTCTTCACAGGTTTCGGAACAGCTCCAACTAAGGATGAAGGTTCTTCCGTATCCTATGATGAAGCACAGGAAGGCTATACGGCTCGTTACACTATGGAAACGATTGCCCTAGCTTTTGCTATCACCGAAGAAGCTATGGAAGACAATCTTTATGATTCGTTTGCCAAACTTCGTGCTAAAGCTCTGGCCCGTGCCATGAGTAATACAAAGCAAGTCAAGGCAGCTGATGTGTACAACAATGCATTCTCAGCATCCTACCTTGGTGGTGATGGTGTAGCAATGATCAGTAATGCTCACCCGACTTTGTCAGGTAATCAGAGCAACCTAATCGGTGCTACTGACCTATCTGAAGCTGCATTGGAGACCGCATCTATTGCAATCTCCAAGATTAAGGATGAGCGTAACATCCTAATTGGTGCAAGCGCCAAGTCTCTACACATCCCTAGTGATCTAGGATTCACTGCTGAGCAAATCCTTCGCAGCCCCGGTACAACTACTGCCGGTAACGTTGCTTCTACAGGATTCGCACAGAACAACATCAACGCTATCATGAGCATGGGCACTGTTCCCGGTGGAGCTTTCGTTAATCGTCGCTTCTCCGATACCAATGCTTGGTTCTTAAAGACGGATCAGTCTAATGGTACTAAGATGTTTGACCGTGTTGGTCTACAGACTAAGATGGAGCCTGATTTCGATACCGGCAACATCCGCTATAAGTGTCGTGAGCGTTATGCTTTCGGTTGGTCAGACTGGCGGCAGTGGTTTGGTGCTTCTGGATCAAGTTGATCTGGGTAGTTACCTACACTAACTAATAGTATTAAGGCCTACTAGCTATTAAGCTGGTGGGCCTTTTTATTTGCGTATAACCTATTGAGACCTTATACTCCTAATTATCAAAGATATAACGTATTGACCTCGGGGAATAAATAATATGGCTACCAATATTCGTTCAGCTTACCTAGACGGCAGCGGAGTTTTAGTTGACGCTACCACCAGTGTAGTTGTTCAAGACACACGTATTAGATCAATCTATGCTACAGGTGTTGGTAAGTTTACCATTAATGGGACATCCACTACACCATTGGGTAACATTGCAGGTAACATCTTTATGTTTACTGTGGCTACCGCATCCGATCATGCATATATTAACTTTGCAGACTTTGGATTAAAGGTTGATGGATTAGTATCAATAGCTGCGCCTACCTCTGCATCGACCATAACAGTAACATACGGCTAATAAAACATGTCAAGTTACTCACAATTAGTTACAGAGTTGATCAGGGTCAATGAGAATGATGGTGCAGAGTTTCTAGCATATATCCCCAGTATGATCAATCGGGCTGAAGAGAAGCTTACTAAGGACTTGGATGATACAGGCCTAGTAACCTATACCTCTGTCGCAGTCTCAATAAATAATAATTCTGTAACTCTCCCAGTGGGTACACGTATAATTAAGAACTTCTACATTGAAAACTCAGGTACTAAGATTAACATGTTGATGAGGACCAGTGAGTATCTGAATGACTACTGGCCTGTATCAGCATCAACTGGTACACCTAAATACTACACCAGACTTACAAATACAGCAATCAATGTGGCACCCACCCCATCCGCTACATTGAATGGCACAGTTGCACATATAAGTAGACCAGTAACCCTGACAAGCACCAATGACAATAATTACTTTACAGACTTTTGTTATGATGCCCTATTCTATGGTTCTCAGATAGAAGCCCTCCTATTTCAAAAGAACTATTCAGCTGTCGGAAACTATGACAGTAAATATAAAGAATCTGTGATGGCCCTCCGTAATCAAGCTAACCGTACAAGACGAGATGATATGCAACAACCAGTAACAAATGTTAAGGAAGCTTAAAAATGGCAAAAGCAATAAGCAGTAAAGTATTAGATTTAGCCAAACGGGTCATCAGTAAATACTCAGGAAAAGATAAGAAGGGTGTACCTCAATCGGCTATTAAAAAGTTTGCCGGTAAGCATGGTAGAGAAGCTGCAGTAAAAGGTTTCGGTAAGCCCCGTGTTGAGCGTGTCATGAAAGTTATGGATACTAAAGCTGAAGCTGCTAAAAAGTCTAGACTTCCTAAAGTTGAGGGTGAAGTTAAGACACCAACATCCTTTAAGAAGGCTCCAAAGAAGATGAAGAAGAAGGCTAAGGCTGCTTTAAACTCTGATAAGGATAAATCTAAAGCATCTAATACACTTCGCAAGGCTATGAAGTCCCGTGATCAGGAAGGTAGAAAGTCTTTCACTACTACGGTTGGTAAGGGTGTAGGTACTAAGCCTAAGTTATCAAGAACTAAAAAGAAAGAAGCCCAACGTAAGTCTGAGCAACGTGAGACCTATGAAGATTTTGAATCTCGTTTAAGCGGTATGGCCCACCAAGGTGGTGTTTCAGGAACCGGTAAAGGCCCTGACAAACGTACAGGTACAGCCTTTGACTCTGGTGAGCCAGTTCATGGCTTGACAGGTGAAGGTCAGGCAA